TCTTACCTAACTTACGATAAACAGTCTGAACACCTTTGGCTTGACGAATAGCATCAAACAATGCATTGTGTTGCTCTGCACTTTTTTCCATCTCTGGGTCAGCTAGGTCAAACAATGTACGTGTATCACGACAACGCCAAAACTCCCAAGGCGGAGTACGATTAACTTGACGATACATATCTTCCAAAATCATCAAATCAAATACAGCCCCGTGGCTCCAAAACTTATCACAACCCCAAGCAAACTTATGGAACTGAGAGATCGCATCTTCAAAACTGATACGGCCATCAGGACTGAATGCTTCTTCCATTACTTCGGGATTTTGTTTAGCCCACCAATCCAATGTATTAGGATCAATGTCACGACCTAATTTGTCTTGATCATCCAAATCGATCTTAAAGTAAAGTTCGTCATAGATGTCATTACTAAAAGGATCAAAAGTTACTGCACCAAGAGTTAATACAACAGTACGTGGGGTTACGGCCATTGTTTCCAAGTCGACCATTAGATGTTTTTTTGCCATGATATGTGCCTTGTTAATTAATACATTAATTATAGCAGATATTTTGGTAAATGTCAATACATTTTTGGGGGAAGTTGCTGATCTCTTAGGTGGCGTTTCCAACGTGCTTTGGCCGCACCTTTTTTGCGTTTGCGCTCTGTAGTAGGTTTTTCGTAACTCTGTCGTTTTAGGACTTCTTGCAATAGTCCAGATTCGTCGACTTTCTTTTTGAATTTACGTAGGGCAGAGTTGAAATTGTCTCCTACTTCTACATGGCAACCTTTATGTTGTTTTTTATTATTTGGATGGCTCATCTTCTAGTTATTAACTATTCTGTTAATTACTTATCACTATTAAACAATTTTATTAAAAAATCTGTAACACTTTCAACGTACCCACCGTTTAAATGCTCTAAAACTGATCGTAAATCTGGGTTTTCGGTGTGCCAGAACACATTAGGGCGAGAAACTATATAGCTAGATAGTACATTAGTCATTCCGTCATCGCTGTCCAAATTAATGTATTTGTAGTCGCTTCTAGCCAAAGCATAAAATAACCATTCTACATTAGGTTCGCCCTGATATGTATACAGGTTTAGATCCTCTGGTAATTTGTTGTCTTTTAGCCACACACTTACTTCTTTTTGTTCTTCATCAGAGATACTTAAAAATAACAAACTCAGATTACCATTTTCGTAGAAATCCGGAGGTGTTATTAGCGTCAATTTACTTTCCATTGTTTTCCTGTTTTTTCTGTTCTAGCGTATTAAGATACTCTTCTTCGCTGACAGTTTGAGTTTTTGCGACTACGTTCATCCATTTATTAGATTCTGCTTGCTCTTCGTTTTGGACATAGGTCTTTTCATTAGGTTTGATATGCGGAGGAGCCGCACCCTCATGATACATCTGTCCTTCTACTACTATGTATCCGGGAGCATTTATAATCTCAGCAACTGGTAACTCTGGCTTTAATGGGATCACCATAGTGCCTGCATCGTCATGCACGATGATTTTATCTTGTTCGTGAGTAAATGTTGTATTAGTAGGGGGCTCTGGCCAATCGGCTTCGCTGTCCTCGTCTAACACTTTATAATCTACTACCGGAGGATCGTTTTTCAAACCAATGTAGTAGGATTTTTCTTGCTCTTTTGTCAACGTGTTGAACGCTTCATCCTCTTCTGGTGTAGTTTCTTCAGACGGTGTAACAGTTGTATAGGTGAAGCTAGGACCTGTTTGAATCCATTCACCTGTTGTGGGATCTTTGACCCCTTCAAACGCTTCTTTTATAACAGGCTCTTGTTCCTCGGCGGTAGGTTTATCACCAACATCTGCTACATAAGGATCAGGTGTATCTTCTTTCAATTCTTTTTGTTCTTTAGCCCATGCAAAACTATATTGGCTAGCTAACAATAGCACAACAGCCAATGGATCTAATACTATAACGATTAAAATAGTAATCCATGTTACGGCACGTTCTAACATATTAGCATCTGGAGAGCTACCGTAGACTAATGCCGCGATATATTTTATCGGGCCAACGTCCGCTTCAACTTTTCGAACTTCTGCACGAATAGGTGCGGCTTCGTCGTTAAGTTGGCTAATGATCTTCTGGTTGGCTTCAATGTCTTTGGAAAGAGCAATGCGATCCCTTTGTTGGCTTTTACGTATAGAATTGGATTTGTCCGCACCTTTTTCGTCCTGGGATCGTGCCATAACTTGGTCCACAGCTTCATCCATTTGTTTAAGTTGCTTGCGGTCACTTTCAATATTTTCTTTTGCCGTTTTAATTTTCTCATCATATATTGATATCCTTGATTGTACGTCGCCGGAAACTAGACTTTGATCTGAGTGAGCTTTACTTAAGAATCCAAAAACGCCAATGCTTGTAATCAACATCAGTACTGCTATAGCAGGCATCATATAGGCTTTAAGGAATACAGGAGCACGTTCCCAATTTTGTTTGAGCCAAACAGTAAGACTCAGCTTACCCAACTCAATTACTACACCCATGATCACAATGGGAATGACCATAGCAGGATAGATCGCGACCAATCCTTCTACGGAATAATAAATGGCTATGGCACTAATTAATAGGCCTGATAGCAGAGTTAAGTAACCGACTAGCATAATATCCCTTATTTATTTGTAAAACTGCCACCCATTTGATCCAACTTGTTGACAAGCACGTTCTTGATAATACTGAGACTTGCCCTTGATAACAACTTCAGTTTGGAACACCCTACAAAATCCATCACCGATTGGATACGTATACACCACACGAACATGTCCATTGGCCGCATTATATTTTGACCACCAATCCACGATCTCGCCGTTTTGAGTGTTGTTTAGAGCAACAGCTACAGCTCGTATCAGGAGTTGTTCGTCCTCCGGTTCTAGACTATTGCCCCAACCCCAAGCAAATGCTTGAGTACTACAGAGCAATAAACTAATTATTAACCACTTCCCAGCGGCCGTCAAATTTTTGGCAAGCGAGTCCACGTTGTTGCACCATGTTTCCATTTAGGTTAATATAATAAATGTATTCACCACAATTTTTAGCAATACCTGCTTGTTTGATAGTGATACGATCTAACTGATTATCAGTACACACCATAACATCCTTAGTACGCTGGCCCTGAGGCGTTGATACTGTTTCACTTCGCAGATTACACATCTGTTCTGTGGGCGGTCTGTTAGGTGTTGAACTGCACCCCGATAACAAAGCAATAAGAGCAAACATTAGGACAATAGATATCCACATGATCTCTTTTACACGATAAGGATGCATCACTGCACCTTTTTAGCGTCAAATGCCGAAGCCAATGTTTGCACATCTTTTTGGCTAATCTTCAACATAACAAACGCACGGTAATTACCTTGCTCTGGATTGTAGGTTACAACCTTCTGATCGACTCCGTAAGTGCGAAGTACATTATCTGTGATCTTGTTCACAATAACATCACTAGCATGTCCTTTGCCGATTGGATTAGCTGGATTGCCGGATTCTGTATAACTGATCGAAGTTGTATTTGACAACTCGCCTGCTACACGATCTGCAATTTTAGCTTTGGCCTTGAGTGTTGCTTTCTTAACAGCCATCTCCATGCTTGGGCTTACGTCTTCGGCAACTGCATAATACATGCCTTGGCGATCCCAAATCCATCCTTCATTACCTTTGTCTGCGTGATCCAAATACCAACTAGGTACCTGTTTCTCTTTGACGTTTTCGGTTTTCAATGTAGTCATGCCCGAACAAGCTGTAAGAGCAACTACGATTGGAACTAACATAAACTTCTTCATACTACCTCCTGTGTGTGTTGATGTATAATTGTAACACGGTTTTACCTGTGTGTCAACCATTATCGTCTCATTTTGGAAATATCAACTGCTTGTTCGTCCGAGAATACCGGAACAGCATTTGACTTGTGCATAGTAGCAATACCCAAAACTTTAGTTCCTGTGTAGACTTTTGGAGCCGGAAGTGTTGCATTCCCGCCACCCGAATCTCTACTAGGAATATGGGCTGTGGTATTACGACCTTCAGGAATCTTCAAACTATACCCGGTACTAGTTAAGTTACCAGCACTCATAGCACGTTTGCGTTTCTTTTCTTCCTGTTCGATACCCTGTCGTTTGAGCAGTTCTTTCCACGCACGATCAGCTTCTTCAGCCTTACGCTTGTGTTCGGCACTGGCCCATTTTACCTTGCCTCTTTTCTTGCCTGTAGTGGATAACCACGGGCCTTCCAAATGCATACTCATATATCACACTCTATAAAAATAAATGTAATGAATAAAGCCAAAATCCAATGGCCTGTAAGTATAAGAACGATTGGTACTAGCCAAGCCATATTATACTGTTACAGTTTCGGTTTCTGGAATCGCAACGTGTACTTCACGCAATGATAATACTTGTTCAACCAATTTCTTGTTTAAACCAGTAAAACGAGCGATAGTACCGTCTGGCATGATTTTAAGCGATCCTGCGACTACCCAAATCTGTTTACCACTTACATCGATGCCGGCTAACTTGCGGACAACACCATTAACGATGCCTTGCGGAGTAACCTTACCAATATTCCAGTAGTAGGTACCGGCATTACCAGACCAAATTTGCTCATCGCTACTATTAGCCTTACAAAACTTCTTAACTGCATTAATCGTAATATCTGCGTTCATAATGAACCTCCTTTGATTATACTACAGTAACTATTATATGGTTTTATCTGTAATAAGTCAATACCTAATTTTACCAAAATAGTTTAGGTAAATACCTCGGGAGGATATGCTATGTCCAAAATACTATCAATTTTATTAGTAACATCTACTGTAGCAGGTTGTGCTTGGATAACACCAACAGCACCATTTGATTCAGCGGAATATAACACTATAAACAGGATCTATACAGATGCAGAGTGGTATAAAGCAGAATGTGACGATCAGATTAAAACCAAACAAAACTTCTTTAATCTAGAAAGAGAAACGAGACTTTTGGTAAACTACAGTAAAGATCTGCCTAACAATGACAGCACGATTGTTATGACGCAGAATTTGGATAAGGTAGTTGGAGAAGCATATAAGGCTTACCAAAACAATGAAACCCGCACTAAATTTTATTGTACTTTGAAATTAAATGCAATCGAAGAAGCCGCTGGAACAATTAAATCAGCAGTAGCACAACGTAGGAGACCATAATGGACCCAATTCAGCAATTAACACAATTAATGGGCTATCCGGCAGTGAGCGGACGTAGCCAGCAGGCAGTTCAAATAGCGCAGGCTATACAGGCTAATCAAATTACTAGACAAGAAGCCGCAGAGTTATTGGAAGATTTAAAAACTCAAAATCAAATAGAAGGTCAGGCAAACACTCTGCAAGAGCATCTTGCTTTTGATCAAGCTGTTTCTGGTTTGATTATGTTGGTAAGCGCAACGGCTTAAGCGCCGTAGAGTTTTTTACGCTTGTCGAGAAGTTCTTGGCATGTAATACAACGTGTTACACCCTTGATTGCTTCTCTTCGAGCTTGTGGAATATCTTCTCCACAATCTTCACATTCTTCCAGACTAGGTTGTTCTGCTTGCTTTTCTAGCTTGCGTCGAACATCTGCCACAGCGTTCATGTGTAAGTGAATAGAATGAAGTTGAGCCATTTCGGCTTCTTCTTCGTTATTATATTCAAAATCATCTTTGTTGTTCATAGCAGATCGATATTAAAGTTTATAAGTGCATTATTGTATATGAAAACTTTAATTTTGTCAACCCCAGCGTTGTTTATAAACATTTAATGCTTTCATCCTAGCCAACGCTAATCTTATTTTCACATAGTCACTGAGTTCTGTATTGCGTACTATTTCAATACGGTTACGATTTCGACCAAATACTATATCATCGTCTACTATCAGTTCTTCTGGATCAGTCGGCGGGTTTATCGCTATCGTCGATTTTAATCGTAGTTTTGGTTTTCCATGGGCCCGAACGTTTTTGGTCACATGCCGCGTCTGGGCAACGACAGGAATAGACATATTCGCCATCCCATTTTGAGCCTTTATCATCAAAGCTATAGTGATTAAAATCAAAAACCTTTTCATTCCTAGTCCTCATTAGCATAATTCCCTCCTTAGGGTGCATATACTAATAACGCCTAAGGAGAGGGTTTAGTTGACAAAAGAAAAGCACCCGAAGATGCTTTCTGCTATTTTGGATGACAAGGTATAACTACCTCGCAAGAGCGGTTTCTTAGGCCGCTAATTCGAACGCGAAGTCGTTGCTAGCAACTTCTTCTACGCTGAAAGTCTTGAATTCAAATGTGTTTGCATTTGTATAATTTGCTTGATTTACAGTCATCGCCTACTGTGTTGCCGTCTCTACTATCTCGCCACGTCGAAGCCAATACAGGCCCATCAAAAGTGTACCAGCCTGGCCAGCTTTCGTATCGAATACTATACGATACACTTTTGGTGGACCTGCCGGGAGTCGAACCCGGGTCCGCAACGCCTTCGCTTTGAAGGAATTACAACAATAACTTTAATTATACTATCTTTTGACGAGCCCGTCAAGACCTACTCTCGCCTAATAATAATCTGGAATTGCTATGCAACTACGCTTAACGGATAATATTATTTAACGCTTTGCAGGCGTGAATATCATCATTAGACTGTAAGAACCGGGCTTATCAATACTTGGACTCCATTTGGATCCATTAGTAACACTACTACCACTAGGGTTATTATTGTTAACAGTTTTACCGCCTTGATTTCCACCGCAGAATTGCAATGTACTGCCTAAATTTGCATATACAAAATTAACGTGACTACCTTTGGGATTTCCGTAATCCCAAATGGAAATATCCCCGGGACTGGCTGATTGCCAATTGGTTGCAGTTGTGCCACGCTGATATTTTACAGTACCGCCCCATTTACTTGGATTGGCATAAATCGATGCTACTCCTAAATCTTGTGTATATTTGTAACCAGTATTTTTTAATGTAAAATTAACAAAGCCTGCACACCATGGAGTTTTTTCATCTTGTGCCCAAGTACCACAACCTAGATCTTTGAATATACCTACGATATTTTGATTTCCACCAGGACCTAACGGTGCGGCACCTCTAGTCCAAGTTGCGGCTTCTGCTAGCCTTGCATCAAGGAAGGCTTTAATATCGCCATTAGTTTGAACAACAGTACCTGGAGGTGCGCTTGTTATAGCCGGTGCATCTGTGTCTGGCAATGCAACTGAAGCAGGTTGATCTCCGCTTACAGTTGTTGTGCTTCCCGGATTGGATGGTTTATCTAATGGAGTTAATTCCGGAACGGACATCGCTAAAGTGATGCTAGGATTATTTCCGTTCATCGATGGCTCACCGTACAATACTACCTTTTGTCCGTTGATAATAACGTTAGGACTTTTGTAGAGATCATGAACGCCAGGATCACTACTTAATCGTTGTATGCTACTGCTTATCCATGGGGTTGCCATATCTATTCCTTGTTAAACTATTATTTAACCAGGGCGATTCCGGTAGTGCCTTCCATATACTGATCGGCCGCATCTTTCTTGCTTGGAACAACAAAAAATACGTGATTGCGCTGTAGTGTAATCTTTTCTGAATTACCTAAAAATACCCAAGGAATCATGCCTAATCCGCCCTGACCCATAGTAAGTGCTAGAGGACGACTGATTGTAACACTATCTTTATCCTCACTTTCAAAACGTGCAATGATTTCATCACCGTTGATAATTTTAATACTGACAACGTCTCCGTTGCTCAAACCTTTGTTAATTAACATAATTTCCCTGTTCGTCTATTTCTTGCCAACTATAATCGCCTAGGTATTTTACCTGGGCTATATAATCGTAGTTTTCTGGTTTACCAGTGGACCAATCATTTGGTCCATGATGTGTTAGTATAGTACATTTATGCCTTGTGTCCCATGCTAACCAATATATTTGACCATGGGCTACTTGGAACTGATATTTGGCTTCGTGTACTGCATCTGTAATTTCTAGTCTGCGCTTAATGCCAGCCGCTTGTTTTTGTAGAACAGCTACCAGTTCCATTATACGATTGTATTCTTGTTGCCCGTGTAGTCTAGCAATATTGACCATTAGGTCTTTTTGCTTTTCTACAGGAATTAGATCAAATGCAGGACCGCCTACTTCTGTAGGGTAAGGTGTTACATTCCTATTAAAAAATGCAACTAATCCTGTACTAGTTGAATCGTAGCTATTACGACCTTTGGCTAGGTTGGACATATTCCCCTACCATTGGAAATACTTCCGAAATTACTTTTGCACAGGCTATAGCAACTTCTTGGTGTTCTTTTTGTGTACCGTTGGCACTACGTAATTCAATAAAGTGTACCCATGAGCGTAGGGTGCCGTTCATGTATATACGGCTTTCAATTAGACCTTCTGGTAATACAGCTCTTGCTTGTTCTTTAGCTATGCCACGACTGACAGCCCATTCGTAGGTTTCTCTTGACTTAGCAATGATATCTCTTTGTAAGTTTTCCCACTGATATGCGATCTGGCGGTGCATATCATCTTCGAGGTTGAGATCTCTTGAATTTTGTCTGTTGGTTGTGTCTTGCAGTCTTGCTTCTCTTGTGACAAAGTTAAGGTCTTTAGTAGGGTCTGCGTATCGCTGAGAAAATTCTTGAAAGCTAAAAGATCTATGTCTGAGGATCTGTCGGGCAATATCACGGGTAGTTGTGATTTCGATACAGGCTGAGACCATTTCGAGTGGACTCCAGTGCTGGTGCTTGACCAAGTATCGTATGAGTTTCTCCGATGTTTCGGTGTTAAGTTGATTGGAGGGATTGCTGACACGGGCGCAATAGGCAATGAGCTCTTGTGCGTCATTAATTCCCACGCTTGCAAATTCTTCAGTTGGCTGGCTGTAACTAAGTAGTCGAACATTCATTTATTTTTACTTTCTGGTTATATGCTGTGCTATGTTGTTTATGTTATCTTTTCTGCGAGTGTTCTCACGTTCTAGATAGGAAATTTTACCTGCTAGGATTTTAACAACTCTTTCGAGTTCGTTGATGCGTTTTTCTAGTTTTTCAATTTGTGGATCTTTAGGAGTCATTTGAATCTTTTGGAAGCTCGCATAGTGCTTCTAACATTTTGTAATGATTGTAGGCTTTTTTAAGTGCCTCGAAGTGTTCTAGCTTATCAGGATCAGGTACAAGTATAGCAAGGCGTTTGTTAATATCTTCGAGTGTTTTAGTAATACTAATACCTTTGATCGTTACATCGCCATCGAAGTTAGCTTCGCCTGTTACCTGTAGACTTGATTGGGCATCGTTAGCAGTAATATTACTCCAACTGTATCCGCCGGCACCACTTCCATATATTAAACCACTACCACTAGATCCGCCGTTGCTAATCGTTATATTTCCATATGATGAAGTTGAATAGTTTCCCATGACTGAAGAAACACTAGCACCGTATGACGACAAGTCGGACATGTCTATGGCCATAGTGCTGGCATATTCAGTTCCACCTACTGTGATAGTGTTGCCACTATTATTAGGATCATTTAGTGTCAAAGTATCGTTTGAGTTCTGTGAATCCACCGATTAATTCCTCATCTAAGAATATTTGTGGAACTGTACGAGCAGTTGGAACTGCTTCTAATAGTTCTTCTTTAGTGTAGCCATCTCCAATTTTCTTTTCTTCAAATGGAATGTTACGCTGTTTTAATAATGCCTTTGCTTGGTCGCAATATGGGCAGTTGTATTTGCTCCAGACTGTTGCTTTCATTTATAACTCCGGTAATTCATCATAACTAACACTATCGCTCATTACCCCAATGACGTAGTTAGTAGATTCGTTTTCTTGTAATGCTGTTTGTTTCTTGTTGATATTTACGTGTTTGTTAAACCATGGGATTGGACTCTGGCGAGGATGTTCTTCTAGGTACTTGATACCAATTTCTTTTAATCTAGTAAACGCTGTATAATCTACGAAATCTTTTAGGATCTGTGCATTAAGTCCAATAACAACACCCTTGCTGAATAGATAGTCTGCCCATGCTTTTTCTTCATGTATAACATCTAAGTACATTTGATATACTTCTTGTTCGCAATCAATCTTAGCCTGTGCAAAACGTTCATCTTCTTTAACAACTTGCATAATTAGGAAAGCTGTCCATTCTGCATGTAAGATTTCATCTTGTAGGATCAAGCTGATAATATTACCATTACCAATATATATCTTATTTTCTACCATGGCTAAACTTGTAGCAAAGCTAACCATAAAGCGGAACGCTTCTAGTGCATAGCTAGCATTTAGAGCTAACCAAATAGCTTTGACATGTTCTGCTTCATTAATATCGCCGTCCATTTCTTTCTGGCAGTTGATTCTGTGTAGTTGTTCGTAGTACCTGCCGATATTTGCGGCCATATCTACGATTTCTTTAGTATCGTGTATCTTGTTGAATTCTTCTTTAGGTACACCGTAGACGTTGCGAATAATGTGCGAGTAAGATTTTGAGTGAATATTTGTTTCAAAGAAACTCCAATTACTGACCAATGCTTCAAGTTCTGGAATCGATATAACTGGGCTGAAAACCTGTGATGGTGCACGACCTTGAATACTGTCTAGTGCTGTTTGACGCAATAGATTACTAGTAAAAATATGTTTAACAGCATCAGATGCTTCTTTATGATCAATTTTATCTTTGGTTAAACTAATTTCTTCCGGTACCCAAAAGAAACCACGTGCTGTTTCTTCATACTTGGCAATCTTAGGATATTTTACTTCTTCGAATCGTTGGACTGTAACTGGACCTTCTGGATCCAGAAACATCTTTCTTTTGAGGTAATTAGTCTGACGACTAATGTCGTATTGTGCTTTGCTCATGTTAACCTTTTATAATTTACAACTTTCACAATCGTCATCTAATGCTTCGTAAAGCACAGCGTTGTCTGCGGTGATAATACCAGTAGCATGACCGTTCACACCAATTGTATTAGTGCTGGTTCCAGCCATTGATGCTTTCGCACCAACTTTGTTGATTAGACTATAGTATATAGTCTTGATGCCCCACTTGTAGGCTAACATTAGATTCTTAGCAATCAATGTTCCAGGAACTTTACCTTCTGCAAAATGCGCAGGATTATAAAATGTGTTAGTTGATAGACTTTGATCAATATAAGCCGCAAGTACAGCCGCGGTTTTCAAATAACCATCACAGTCTTTTTGATCCCACATTAGTTGGTAACGATTTTTTAGACGTTTGTATTCTGGTACTACCTGTACGAACGATCCTGCTTTTGATTCCTTAACAGAAATCATTTCCATTGGCATTTCAATACCGTTGGTAGAATTTAAAACAACAGAACTAGATTCAACTGGTGCTACAGCCATAAGTGTAGCATTTCTAATTCCATATTGCAACATATTTTTGCGTAGACTTTCCCAATCCATACTTGGAGTAAAATCAGTTAATTCATTTACTCCAGCATTTCTACGTTCCCAGGGAAATACGCCTTTACCATAATAAGTGTATTGACTACGTCCGCATGGGCCCTTCTCTTGGGCAAGCTCTACACTCATTTCAGTTAGGAAATATGCCTGATGTTCCATCCAGCGTTTGACTTCGGCCAGGGCGTCAGTTTCGCCGTATTTCAAACTACGTTTAGCATGCCAGTAAGCTAGGTTAGTAATACCAACGCCTAATGGTTCAAAATCTTCATTAGCAAGTTTACTTTGAATACTTAGGAAATCTTGATAGCTCAGCAAGTTACTTAAACTACGAACTAGTACACGGCATGCTTTACGCATCTGTTGTGGGTTGTTGAACGCTCCCCAATTTATGCTTCCAAGTGTACATAGGGCAATACGTCCGTTAGGGTCTTCAATTCTTTGAAAAGGTCGTGTAGGCAATAGTATTTCTTGACACAAGTTGCTTTGATATATCGGATCGGTCTTTGTATCGAACGGACCTTGATTGATGACGTTGTCGATATTGACAAGGTAAATTCTTCCTGTATCTGTACGTTCTTTTAAAATACCGTTCTTGAAGATATCCTCTGCTGATACAACTTTCTTTTTAATTGTTGGATGCTTCTCGTAATTTAGATATAACTTTTCAAATTCTGCAGAGTCGCGATAGTATGCTTGGTATAAGTCTGGAACTTCTGCGGGATTAAACAAAGTAATGTTTTCGCCTTTACGATAGCGATTCCAAAACATCTTATTGACTACGATACTGTAATCCATTTGACGAACACGAACTTCCTCAGTACCTTGATTATTTTTCAATACGATAAAGTCTTCAAACTGCGCATGCCAAACAGGTAGTGTAACTGTGCATGATGCATTTCGGATACCACCTTGCGAGCATGATCTTAAATCAGCGAACCACTTCTTTAGAAATGGGATTAGACCAGTGTGTTTTATTTCTCCATTCCTAATAGGGGCGCCTAAAGGACGTATACGACCAATCTCTAATCCAATGCCAGCACGTTTACTAGCGTACTTGGCCATCATCTCGCCGGCGGCGAAGATTGAATCTAATGTGTCGTCACTACTAATAAGAACACACGAACTAAATTGTTTAGTAGGTGTGCCAAGACCGGCCAACACAGGAGTAGCAAGAGTAAAGTGACCATCACTCGCACATTCGTAGTATTCTTTGACATATTTTAACCTCTTATCTGCGGGCTCATTATGAAATGCTGTCGCGGCCGCAATAGCATAACGTATCTGCGGTGTTTCATAAATTTGACCAGTGGCACGATTCTGTACCAAATACTTTTCAGCCAACTGGGCGATAGCCGCGTAAGTATATTCTTCGTCCTTGGCATGATCGATAAACAAATCGATAATGTTCCATTCATCCTCGGTATACCACTCTAGAAGTTCTGGAGTGTACATGTTTAGTTCTACATTCTTTTTAACTATGTCGTATAGTTTTGGTGGAGTATATGTTCCATATACTTCCTTGCGTAGCATCGATACCTTCTGGCGTCCTGCTACGTATTGATAATTTACATTGTTGATTTCTGGATTTTCTTCTTCGTCGATTAAATCTACCATCGCTTTTAATAGTAGTTCGTCAATCGTTTCTGTCGTCATTCCATCGTGTAATTCTATTTGAGCCTTGATCTCAATCATTGACGGGCTTACCCCATCTACTCCCTTGCATCCAAATGCAACTTGTCTTTGTATTTTTGCTATGTCTAGAGGCACTCTTTCGCCACTACGCTTGACAACTGTGATCATGCTTCACCTATTCTTTTTGTTATTATTTTGAAATTCTGTATACTGGAGTTGATATTTACCTAGGCCTGGTTAAGGTGACCATATTTTCAAGCCTGTATAAACTCGGTACATTATCAGCACTAATCACTTCGCCGTCGGAAAAATTCAAAACTACAGTTTCATCTATATACACTATATTATAGAGCCTATTGTGTTCATCGTCAACTAGGGTTTTGATTGTGATTGCGGAATCTTTAAAACGATCTGTATATAGCAGACTGTAGCCCATCATCACACTTAAGGTAAAATCATCATACTTATTTTCTACTATGATTTCCCAAGGAGTTGGCCAACTTACTGGATAGAATGGATCTATTTTTGCATTGTAGGGAATTAAAGGAGCCTGTTTCCAAAAAACAGCAACTTCTTTTAGTGGATTCTTGGATAACTCGAGTGAGTTCCTGAAATCAGCCCAATGGGATAACCGGTTGTCCGGATCGGCGTTGAACATTGTTAATACAACTGATAGTATTCGAATTCTAGATAGGTTTGTGTATACGGAACCAAAGCACTGATAGTCAATGCACTAGATGATGTTGTTATAGTAGCTGTAAAAACTATTTGTCCATCATTGGCACCTATGTATGTATATGTGTCTGTTACTGCAGGACCATTGCTGTTGCAGGTCACTAATAGATCGCCACGTCTAGTAACACTAGCTTGTGTGGCAATATATGATAATTTTATAGATTGATCTGTTGGAGTCTTAGCCACAGTTAATACTGGTTGAAATGTTAAGATCGACGGATTAAGAGTCGCAGTAACAGGAGCTCTACTTTGTATGTAAGCAGGACTCATAACAGTAGGTAAGTATGCTGTTGCTGTATTAGTTACAGTATTATATTCATCTGTTCTAAAGAAATAATCATTGAAGCTGGTATTGTTTGGAGTATAATATCCTAGCACTTCATAGCTCTGCGAAGCTTCAGTTGTTAATCTATTACCGCAATTAAAATATTCATTGTTGGTACTGTTAATGAAAGAAGGTGTATTGTTTGTATTTGTTCCTACGAATACTGCTTGCTCATAGATATTCTCAAATCTATTGTTTTGAATAAACACGTGTTGTGGACCAACGCTAACAGGAACAGAGTACGCAGGCACGTTTGGCCAGCTTCCGTATCCGCCTGCTCTGTAGTCAAAGAAATCAATACCAATGGTTAGATTTCGAAACTGACTATTAGAAATATAAATTTCACTGCTGTCGTATTTTGAAACAATAGCTGTACTTAATTTCTCAAATATACAGTTATTGATTTTAAGATTCTTAGTAGTAGTCGCTCCAAGTCCTCGTATTTCGATTCCTGCTACGCCAGGTAGTGATGCCGGAGGAGTTGTATTTGCGCCTTCAAATTTTACATTAGATATTTTAGAATCTAAAACACAGTCGGCTTCGATTAATCCTTGTTCTCCAACTTCTGCTAATGCCGATGCATATCCGATAGTCATACCATCGATTGAAATTTCTTGAGGTTGGTAACGACCGCCTTGTATGCTACTAGCGTTCCATGTTGTTAATACACCTGGTTGGCTAGCACTTAGTCCGCAAAATTGCATGACAGCGGTACCAGTGGTTAGTTGTTGTATGATTGTTTTATCAATACCATCGCCTATGATTGTTGCGTATGGAGGAATAAACAATGTGCCTGTTATTAGATATGTACCTGCGGGAATTCTTAGAGGTTTACGACTAGATGGATTGTTGGCATCAGTATTTGCATACAACTGACTGATAGCTTGTTGCAGAGCTTTAGTATCATCAGTTGCGCCATCACCCACTGCGCCAAAATCGTTGGCTGTAACACTATCATCTAGTTTAGATTGTAGGGTTCGAATAACAGGAAAATTCGTAGGTCCTGTTTGTATAATTGGGTTGTTCTTTTCGTATTGATAAGATTCTAGGCTGAACAGATTACCATTGGCAATGCTGTTAATAGTTAAAATTTCAGTGTTACCTACAGTTGGAGCACCATCACCGCCGGCTGTAGGACTAGCTGTACTACCGTTACCAATATATAGTTTTTGTACGTCAGTTGACCAGGCAAATTCACCTGCTGATAAGGTAGGTACACCTGTAACTAACTCTTGTCCTCTACGGACCTGTATTTTGGAAATCTGTAAAACGGCCATGAATATATCCTCGTTGTACGGATATTTATCTTATTACCAGCCGCGCCATCTAGAGGTCAAATAGGGTAGTTCAACTTGAGCAAGTTTTTCGTTAGGAGCACAGATCATGTTTTGTCCATCATCTGTGATAAACCAATGGCTATAGTCGGGTGCGATTTCATTAACTAGAGCTTTTATAGTTTCGTGTATATAAGAGCCTTGGCAGTTATTGTATTCTACCCATAACCACGGACGATGCGCTCTAATAGTTTGGGCACCGCCGTGTATAGCTTGTGGTTCGTACCCCTCTACGTCCAACTTAATAAAATCAACTTTAGGTAGGTTTAAACTATCTATAGTAACCATTTGGGTTAGATTAGGGTTGGTATAATCATATTCCGGAACTTGTGAATCTACAGCAACAGATCCATAATCATCTACTTCTTTATAGTTTACATCTGGCATGCGGACAACACCCGTAACGTCACCTAATGCTTGATTATAGATATGTACGTTGTATAGGTCGTTGATAGCGACTGTTCCAGCAAGTGCATAAAACAGACGTTTTTGAGCCTCAAATGAAATTATTTTTGCTGATTTTGACTCTAATCTGCGTGATAATGGCACAGTTACAAAGCCAATGTTTGCACCTCCATCAATGATTACAGCGTCATCTGGAAGACTATCTATGATTAGATACATACGCTCTAACTCTTCTTCGATGTGAGTCTTGCCTGTAGTTTCTAATGCTTCGCCTTGGAACTTGCAGTATTGATTTACTACAAACTGTCCATAGTCACTGTTGTATATTTTAAAGTCGCTCATATTTCTAAATACTCTCCATCTGGTCCTGGATGGCCACCATCTGGTTCTACACCATAATTAGCGTGTACAAATATTTTTTCAACTGAGTTATCTTCGATTCCTAGTTTATGGAATTCTTCTTTGACAATATAAAATGCAGTAGCACCCCATTGATCAACTCCGTAAAGTTCGTATCCTTTTTCGTTAGCCATCTTAGTGATGCTAGCAAGGCTTGATCCCATATAGCGAGTGCCGTTCCATACATAGTCTGACTTGTAAGGAGGTACTGCTAGTGTCGGAGGAACTTTGATTCCGTTGTATTCAATAAACACTACCCTAGGTTTATAATCAAGGGCTTTCCATAACCAGTAGTCCATACCGTCAACGTCGATACTCAAGAAATCAAACTCTTTGGGAACTTCTCCTTGTGCAAATAACTGATTGATATTTTCTGCTGTAATGAAGCCTTTGACGACTTTAACAGGATACTCCATACAATTAAAAACTATTTGATGATACTGTTTTTCATCTGCTTCTAAGTATGTGGCTTTCCAACCTTGTTTTCTTACTAGATTTACTGTATGATCGCTCACTGCGTCATACACACCAAACTCAACACAATATTTGTTGGTGGTGCCTATCTTTGCAAAAACGTCATCGATATTTGGAATTAAACTATAGCTCATATTATTTTGTGATGTTGTAATATTCTTCTACTTTACTTAACCATTTGTCTTGATACTGGTTAAAGTCTTTGGGCAATAAGTCGAACTGTTGATAAATTAAATCTCTACTACACATAAAGATATGTCCTTCTCGGATATCAGTTCCGTAGACTTCATTGTGAGCCAAAATGTAAGCAACCAACTGTAAGTAGTAATCTTCAACCCATTCTGCTTTTTTAGGTTTGTTAGTTTGTTTGTAATCGCATACGCTAGGATTATCTTTATAAACAGCAACTAAGTCTGTTGTTCCAGAATACAGTCCTGGAAAGTATAAACTCTGTTCCATTGCCCACACTTCGCTGATATCTACGATAGCTTGGCCGATGATAACGTCTGCCATCTTGTGTGCTTGATCATGCACAAGATTTCCGCCCGGTTGACGTTCTAGTCCTGCAAGGAATCTTTCTAGATTGCCATGCATACTTGTGCCCACCCCAGCGGCTTCTTTAGTAATTTGATTTGCTTTTTCATGTCCGACACGGTCGCGCCATTCATTAATGGCTGTCATGTCTTTGGTAGCTGAAAGAATCGTAGTAACGCTGGGAAGACGCTCGCCATCGGGAGTGACGTATACTCGTTTTCTAGTTACTGGATCGTTTACTTGTTTGCAGTTTTTGTATTGAAACCGCTCTACAAATGGCGGTGGTGTTATAAGGTCCATCCCTTATTTTACTTTCTTTATCTATCTTTTGCAACCACGTTGTGGGCCATTTGATCTACTGATTTACCAGCGGATGTATTTGGATTTGTATTTGACTGTTGGTCATCTGCACCAACTTTGGTTTTAAGTTTGATACCTTGGCTATCCCAAGATCTAATAGCGTTCTTTAACTCTTTGTTTTGAGGATCTTTCAATAAACTATCTAACGCATCATAGTTCAATTCGCCGAGTCCTTGCGAATGCATGAATCCCTGTAGTTCGGGATCCTCATAGGACATTTCTAATGGTTGTCCCATTTCATCAGCAGTGCCGATTTTATTGGTAAAAAATACGGCCAGTGAATCTGCGATATCACTGACCGCTTCGAATAAACGCATATTACCTTGTGCCTAAAATCTTCATTAAACGATCGCCACGGTAGATACTTTCACGTATCATTGACTCACGCATTTCACGTGATGTAGCCGCATCAGCTGTAGCAAATTCATCTTCGCCGCCCATATCCATTTCTGGACCTTCTTCACCTGGCATACCTGGCATTGGTTCTTCCATACCTGACTCTGGAGGCATACCCATTGGCTCTGCACCTGCTTCTTCGTTGGCTAAGTTAGTAACTGCACCGCTGATTGTTTCACGTGCTTGACGTAGAGCTTCTTGTGCTTGTTGTAGTGCACCTTCAACTGTGCTCTTGAAAGCTTCAGCCATCTCTGGACCAAAGTTTGCTTTGATGCTGTCTGACAATTCAATCATAGACTTAGTCTGATATTGACCAACACGTTGCATCCAACTTGTAAAGTCATTAACCATATCGATACCTGCTGTAACGTCTTTGGCTTTTTCTTCTTGGTCTTCGTTGATCATACGAACAACAGTTTGAACTAGGCTTTCTTTAACTTTCTTCTTGCCAATTGCCTTGCTAACTGCGGCACGGCGATTTTTTAAATACTTGTCAGACTTAGTGTTTTTCTTACCATCATTGTCGATATCATCATCTTCTTGGCCAACTGGATCAAGAGCTTCTGTTTTTGCTTTCTTCTTGTTAAGATCATTTTTACCTTTACCATCTGCCGCAAACGCAGGAACCTTCTTACCATTAACTGTCTTCATTGGTAATTTGCCTTCGCTCATAGTGCCTTCCCACATACCGGAGCACTCGTATGGCATACCATTGTTTAGCTTTGGATGAGTATGGTGGCAACCGCCTTTGCCTGTTGTGATTGTACCACCACACTTTTCACATTCAGCTTTGTGATGCATAGCTACTTCTAACATACCATTGTGATATGCTTCTGCACATTTTTGTGCATGGTAGTGAGCCATGTGATGACCTTCCATACCTTCATTTGTTGTTGTTTTTTTATTCATTTTTTTACCCTTGGCGATGTTTGTAGCGACGGCATACATTTCTTCCTTACCGCCTTTGAATTTTTGACCTTTTAATTTCTTAACAGTCTTTTCTCTCTTAGCTTTTTCTGCAGAACTTAGTTTACGCTCTGCAATAGTTGATTTTAATTCAGCAATACTTTCACCTAACATTTCTTTAATCTTTTGATTAAGCATATTCAACATATACTTGTCACGTTGATAAACATCGTCATTTAACAAAGAGTTAAAGTTGGCTTGTGTTTCAGCATGATATGTCTTGCTACGTAATAGATTGCGATAATCTTCTAGTTGCTCTCTGGAGTACTTATCAAAGTTGATTTTGACACCAAATTTTTTGTACATATTCTCATTCAACTGAGCCGCTGTAACTTGTTTAGAAAGGTCGTTTGTGTTCATAATTGTATTCCAAAAATCCGATATTGTATTTATTTCAGTTATTCAATTTATCCTAGCCTGCGGATTTGATTAAACACACTTAATATGCTAGATTTGTATTGATTTTTCTGTTGTTTAGCTAGTTCCGCTTTGATTAGCAACACATCTGCTTTATCTGGATCCTTGCGTTTTATACACATCCTAGCACCATGTAGACTAGATTCTTCATCAAACTTTTTATATCCGAACCATTTGTCTTTTTCTAACAAGTTATGGTCTAATTGTTTTCCCAGTGCTAGGTTATTAGCTGTTATGATAGCAGATTCTGCTAAATTTATGGGTCCGCAAACTTCCTTGTCGTTTTTACGGATATGAAAACCATCATTTTCTCTGACTATGGAATAGTCTCCTACTATGACTGATCCGTCTTTGTTTTTAGAAGGTACGATAAAGCCCTTGCCCTTAAGATCAGTTTTGACCTTAGAGGCTAGATACTTAACGTCTTCAAATAATTTTGGTGTTAGATTCGTCATCTTGTTTCAACATTAATTTCTTACTATCGTTACTTATTTCATAAACTCCCTTGCGTACAAGGGTCTGGGCAATAATACGATCTCTATGATAGAGACTACTTATAGAAATTTCTTTTGGATGACTGTTAACAAACTTGCTTTCTTCGTTTGTTAGAATGATTGATGGGGTCTGTACAAGGTGATGGATTCTCATTATACTGCTCCACCTGTGGTACCTGTGCCACCTGCACTTGATTGAACTTGATTTCTGTCTGCTTGTTGAGCATCTTTTTCAGCTTGCTCTGCATCTTGTTTGGCTTGTAGTTGTTTTAGATTACCTAATGCACCAACAAATGTATCTTTGTTTAATGATATAGGTGACCCTAGTTGTGAACTATCTACTTCAACTGAATCTTTGTTACCTGGACCATTAACACTTTTAACTGTAAGGTTACCAGGTATCTTATCTAGACCAAATGCTTTCTTTAAATCTGGTGGAAGGGCTCCTTGATTTGGAATTCCCATAGCTTTGGTTACTTGATTGATGGGCATGTTAGTAATGCCTTTGGGATTTGATAGGATTTTTGCGCCCTGTGAACCAGCGGCACTAATTGATTTTTGCAAAGTACTTGTTGCAGTTTTTGCGGCTTGGCCTGTCGCTTGACCTACTGCTTTAACACCTTGACCCACTGCTTGTGCACCTTTAGCTAGGCCCTGGCCTACTGCGGCCGCACCTCTTGCTAATCCACCGACTGCGGCTCCAACTGCGGGCAAGAACTCATCGACGCGATCTTCGCTGACTAGCTCGCTAATACGCATTTAGTGTGCCTTTGTAATAATAACAGCTAACAAGCTAAGGATACCACAAATAACGGTACCTGCTGTACCGATGAGAATTTTAACCATGCTGTTGTGGCCAGCTTCTATGGTTGATTGAAGGGTAGTTACTTTACCTTCGATGCTTGTTAAACGTTTGTCTAGTGCATCATATCGTTGAGCGCATAGCTCGACGTGTGCTTCTAGATTTTCTTTTTCTATTGCTGTAGGGTTTGACATCCCATTATCTCCTGGAGTTAGTTTTCTCTAATCTAAACTGTGCCTAAATGAGCCTAATGGTGGTGTTTTTGAATTTTTTATCACTGAGGTCAAATACGGACCTATCTGTATTTATTGTCTCTGTGAGATTTTTAATAATTGGAACTCGGTCCATAGCAGTTAGTAATAGACCCAACTCATCGTCTTCTGTACTAAAAGCACCATCTCTATCGGGATAAAATCTAAAAGTCCACACCCGATGTTTGCCTTTATAATCCGCACCAAACCCTAGACCTTTTATATCTATTTCTTCAAATGTAGGATCGTGATCAAACTCAACTAAGCTTCTTAGCTCAATGCATTGTTTAAGTGTCACCCAATTTCTATACTGATCTGCTTCTACTGGAGTACCTTGATTAGGACGTCTAACATCAGTGTTAGTAATATCAATCAAAGTCTTCAATTCTATCTGTGCCATATATACCTACTTAATTGTTATAGGTATTTATGGTCAAAAAGAAAGGACGTTAAAAAACGTCCTTTCGAGTGGTTTAACTTAATTAAAAATTAAGCGGCCCAAGAAGCGCCTGTGAAACCTGTGTAAGTTGTTGTAGCAACTTGAGCGGCTGTAATACCACCAGCGGCGGCAATAGCGGCTTTCAATGCACCTAGACCAGTTGTAACACCAGAACCGTCAACACCGTCACCTTGGTTTAAGGAAGCGGCATCAAAACCGATGATAACTGTTGAGCTTGATGCTGTATCTGTGTTAGATGGGTTACCGTACATAATTACGGATCCAACTGTTTCAACTGCACGGATCAATTGCTCAAATGCGCTGTTAACTGTACCAGCACCTGTGCCGAAGTCATAAGCGGCTGTTAAAGTTTGAACTTTAACAAATACTGGCTGATAGCCACTGAAAAAACTTGATTTACGACCTGTTAGGTTCAATGAAGAACCGATTTCTGCGGTACCATGTACCTTTGTGATTCCTAATAAAGACATAATAATTCTCCTATTCTCGTATGTCCTAAAACTCCTACTCTGGAGCTTTGGTATACATATTTACCAAATATAGGAAAAACCTAAGGAAATGGATCTAAATTAGACCTCTTTTGATGAATCTTCTATGGATTTTAAGGTGCTAGCATCTTCACGTGTTTCGCGTAACTTACGTATACCGCGTGTGAATTTGGCAGGATCTGCGCCTTTGATGCTGTTTAGCAAACGGCGTTCTAACTCATAGGCCATCTCTGGTTCAAAGTTTTCGCGAATTAGCGTTAGAAGATTAATAGCTGAATTAATAACATGTACAGCACGGGATTCGATTACTGCTTCGGTATCTTTCTTAACTGCAATATCGTTAAGTTCTTCGAGTAAACTACGGGTGTGTCGTTTCACAGTGACTCCTATGTATCGCAATATTTATTGTCAATTAAACATAAGTGTAACATAATAATTGACAATTTACAAGTTCGGTTTAATCTTGTTGTAATAATACTAATGGTAAATACTGAGTAGACAAAAACTACACATACATACAGGAGTCACAAAATGACAACAATATCAATGAAAATGCTTTCTATCCTAGAAAAGCTAGCAGAAATGTTTCCAACACAGAAATATCAAAGCCGTTTGGAACAATATATCAACAGCAAAAACCCAACTAACGCGGCCGATGTAGACTACTGGCAACGTCAATACGAAACTGAAGCAAAGTACTGGGGACGTGGACTATGAAATCTATATTAAAGTCTATTTGGACAGTGTTAGAAGCTGTAGGCCAAGCAAGATATGCCGCACATCTAGCACGTCAAGGCAGAATTGCCGACGCCAAAGCAATCTACGGCGAGTAATATCACGCCCTAAGGCGTAAATACACACACAGGAGGTCTTCTAGATGACTACGAAATTTTCACACGTTAAGGGTTCCGAAGTAGAGTTCAAAGGTGGCGGGCTTCGCGACTTTTTTCTTTACAAGGATCTGGGCGTGGCAGATGCAACCAACGGGCGAGTACTGGCCCATATTACCAAAGCTAACTTGCCACCAGAGGGTTCGGGCGGTACAGGCTGGCATATTCACGTAGCTGAGTTCCAAATCGTTTACATGTTAAAGGGTTGGGCTAAGTTCATGTATGAAGACAAAATCCACCTAGTCGAAGCAGGCGACTGCGTACAGCAACGTCCGGGCATTGTACACTACTTGTACGACTACAGCCCAGACATGGAATACTTGGAAATCATTACACCAGCTGACTACGGTACAGAGCCAGCAGAAGGTCCTTGCGCCATACCCGATCCAACTCCTTGGGAGTAAGTGATGACATTGGTATATATTCACGGTGCCAGTGCCACCAGTGACAGCTTTAACTTTATCAGAAGCAAGATAGGTAAAGGTATAGATCTCAATTACGACAGCCGCAACGGGTTCAAAAACAATCTAGCAGAAATGATAGAGCAGTTGAAGGATGAAAAAGATATGGCATTTATAGCCCATAGTCTGGGAGGTATATATGCACTCCATATTGCCAATGCCATGCCTGATCAAGTAGTAGGTGCAGTTACTCTAAGCACACCTTATGGTGGCGCAGAAGTAGCAGAGTATGCCAAATACTTTTTACCATTTAGCCGTCTAATGCGAGATATCGGTCCTAATAGTTGGGCATTTGAACAAGCGGATAAGATAAAGATACAACATCCCTGGACTAATATTGTAACTGTAAAAGGTCAAAGTCCATTTATGCTAGCCCATAACGATGGGGTAGTGACTATTGCCAGTCAAAAACATCATGAGGATATGGAACTAGTAGAAGTAGACTTTAATCATTATGAAGTTGTTCTAGCAGAACCAGTAGTTAAGATTATTAAAGAACGAACAAAAAAGTTCAGAAAGTAGTTGTATTTTTGCCGTTAGGCATATATAATAGTACATAGGGAAAAAGAAGTACCTATGAAACACAAACATACACACAGGAGAAAAATATGTTTAATTTTGATTCAATCATCGATACCGTTAGCGGTACACAAAAATCTTTCGTAGAGACTTACGTTACAGATAAAAAAGTCCAATCAGAGTTAGTTAAGCTAATCGAAGCTCAAACTAAGTTTGCTAAGACATCTTACAAAAATACATTAGAAGTCACCGAAACAGCCGTTAAGAATTTTAACGATTCTGTTAAGGCATTTAGTCCTAAGAAAGCAGGAGTTTAATATGTCCGATCTAACTCCAAAACTACCAGAAGTTAAATTTAACAAGAACGGTTACGAAATCCGTACAGATATCTTAGATATGGCCAAGGGCTTAGTTAGCGAAGAATTCCACTCTAAATTTAGAGGTTGGGAAATGTCAGTTCAGCGTGATGAAAAGACAGGACAAGTTATTACTAAGGTAGATATGCCAGAGTTTCCAGGACTTGAAAAAGTTTTAGAAACAGCAGAGAAGATGTACGCATTTGTAAACGGCGCAAAAAAATAATACATTTGGCGTAGCCTTTTAAGTTTACTATACTATAATCCGTAAAGCAAAATACCACCCTAGGGTGGTATTTTCTTATCTGCGGTCACTTCAAGAATGGCTCCCAGGGCACGACTCCTACTATTCTTGCCCAGCACCCGGGCACACCAAGTAACGCATAGCGTTCCTAAGGTAGGTGTTAGTTTCCTTGTTCAGGCTCTGGAGCCTTTTCAAGTTTAAATGTAAAGTCATCAAAATTAGTGTTAGGATGACGAGTCAATAATTTGTGTTTGACATCTGCTAGATCGTCAGCTTCGATACGTGCAGACTTACCAGATGCTTTGTGTGTTACTACCCATGTACCTGGACCATCAGCTTCTTTTTCTGGTTCACTAGCCCAACTTAGTGGATAGGTCTTTTGTAGGTCAGCTACATCTTTAGCTACATCATAGCCTCTTCCATTTGTGATTTCTTTACTAGCTTCTTTAATTTCTTCAGCTTTAGCAGTCATAGAGTCACCGATGGCTTTCATCAAGCCTGGGAATAGTTTGCTAAAACGTTCGTCATTCCAATTAGTGTCATGGCGGCGAGTTTGATCAGCATCCACGATTTGACGTGTCTGCGCATGTAACTGCCATTTGCCTTCTGCCTGTTCTATGTTGGTTTTATCTGTAACTGAAATAACAGGACCGTCCGGAGCATAGTTTTGAAACCAACGTAAGCCGGACGATGAACCTGTACAGAAATTGGCTTGATAACCTGCGGAGTTGTTGAATGTATAACAAGCACCATAGTTCATAGGCATAACAACTAGGAAACGTTGATCGTCTACTAAAACAATTTCTTTACGTTCACGTTTATGTTTTTCAATAACTTCTGCGTCTGCGATCTTTCTTAGTTCGTCTCGATACTCTCGCATCTGTACAATACTCTGTATCTGCTTGATGCTTTTGAATTTATTAAAGTCTTGAAATTTTGGTGCTAGTTTACCTCTAACACTTAGAGCTTTCCACGCACCTAAGGCATCACCGCCTTCACCGTTGATATCTTCGAAGTCAGCTTGTCCATTTATATACAAGCGTGTTAACCATTCATCAAACTTGCCGTCTGTAGAAATATTTCCATAGCTTGTATTGGATAATGACTTATCTAATAATTCGCTCCATAATCCTAGTGTCTGTTCGGGAGTAGGTTTAGGACCTAACTTAGCTAAAGCATGTTTAGGCAAAGTACCATCATGAGTCATAGCAATATAAATCTGTTTGACAGTTTTAGGATCTTTAATTTTATTGGCAACGTTTGCTTCAGCAACAACGATACCTTCAAATATTTGTGTAAGTCTCATCCTGAAATTAAACTCCTCTTAAAGAATGCTAATACTGTACCTAATTTTTTTTGGTCGCCGTTAGATAAATCAGCTAGCAACTTCTTAGGCCCGTCGGACTTGGCTGTGGAATAACCTCCACTGCCATATCTGGAACGAGTAATTTCTCCAGTGTCGTCTGGATAGTAATGTGCGGCCGCCATTGATACTGCTGAACTCATTGCAGTTTTAATAAAGTCTGGAGTAGATTCTGTTTCCCCTGATTCAATAGTATCTAATGCACGTTCAAGGAATTTTAGTTGATTAAGTTTGCGTTCAGCTTTTTCAAAAGCATCATTCTTAATCATAGTAGTGACCATACCTTTAGCATCACCTATTGCAAGGGTAACAGCCTTGGCCCACAAGGGACGGAATTTTTTCATTAGGGCATCTTGACTCATTTCTGCTTTAGGAGGTGCCATTTGCTTGCGACTATCTTGCTTGTCGCTTGCATATTTGTTTTCTGTACCTATCCAGTATGAATAGTTTTCCCATTTGCCGCCTAATTTGCCTTGTAGGAAGTCTAGAACATTTCCGCCCTTGGCATCCTCAAATCCTACAGGTTCTTCACCTGTGCTGGCCATTGCGGAATAGTTATTATTTCTAGCACGAATAGCACCTGATCCTTTAGGACCAGTTACTAACACCCAACCTCTAGGCCAACGTCCTTTAAGATCTGACCAAGAAATCTTTTTAATTTGACTAAAGTCTTGATTGTGACTCAACTTGTCTGTGCTGTGTAGTTTTTTAACTACTTGATTAGCGCCAGGATGTTTGCCTATTAGAGATAGAGCAGTACTAGTTTCGTCTAAATCAATAAGAGATTCGCAAAGTTGAGCAAATAATTGATGTGTTGTCGGTTTCATAGAAATATTTATCAGTTACCTAGTCTAGGATGGTTTCGTTCATGCCCTAGTTCACGTGTATTACGTGCATCTACGCTATCCTGCTCGGGCCAACTATAGATATAATCCCCAAATTCGTCACGGACAACAAGCCAACGTATGCCGGCCGCTACGTATTGATGTATATCTGCATCATATCCAGGTATAGATTGTGCAAAATCGATGTTTCCATCTCCTAGATCTTCACCGTGACTACGCAACCATCCTGCTACAGCATTAACTTCTTGACGGCTGTTTGGTCCTTGACCTGCTAGATTAGCGATCATCCAAATATCATCTGTAGGTGTGCTGGTTAAACTGCGGAATAAATGACGACCTAATGTTCGTATACTGCGACTCATGTTGCCGGGTAAGTTTGCTACCTTATGGAAGTTTGGACGTTGTACTCCACCTACGTCTAAAGCATGTCCTGCTATAGTAGGTAGATTTTGGTTGTCTACACGATGTGCTACTTGATTATCTTGCTCGGGTTCTGGATATCCAGGATCATCTGGATCTGCTTCTATATCACGCATGCGATTTAACAAATCTCCCATACGTGGATTATAAGCGCCACCTGCCGCACGTTGAGTGTCTCGCTGACTAGCACGTTGACGAGGGTCTTGTTCTGGATGAGGTTGGTCTTGTTCTGGATGAGGTTCTTCAGGTTCTTCAGGTCTATGTGCTAACGGCTGATCGTCTGATTGTCCAAATAAATTATCAAAGGCGCTAAAGGGATCATGCTCTTTGTCTTGTGTAGGTTTAGGATTGCCCCGTTGATCCTCGGGTTTCTTTTTAGGTTCTGTCATTTCTTTTTAGCCTTTGCTTTACCAGCTTTCATATTAGCTAACCAATGTGCCATACGAGCCTTTTCACCAGATGAGTGTTTGGCTGTGTTACGTAAACTGCTTACTGATGCTTTTGTATTAACTCCACTACGTTTGGCAAGACCTTTACGTCCAGGATGCTTGCCATCTGCGAAGTTTTCTTTTAGGTTACTAATATAGTTTTCACCTAGCATGATTAATTCCTGCATCTCTTCAATACTTTCACAATGCCATTTACGTAATGACTTGTTAATGCGACTATTTGGATCGTGTGCGGTCTTTGCACTAGTGCGGGACTTCTTCATTCCTTTCATTCTAGCGCAAAAACTTTTACGGCGTTTAGCGGATTTACTACCTGCTTTAAGTTCGCTGGGTTTTTTAGTAACGGCTGTTTGTAAGTGACTGCCTGGGTGTTCTCTGCGATAACTATCAACACCTTTCTTATTCAACCCACCATTCTTATTCTTGCCACTTGATTTTTGCCATGCCGCAGATTCTTCTACTTGTTTCTTGATCCAGTTATCCGGAATCAATCTATTGGCTTTAACAAATTCATCGTGTAATTTTTGGCCTGTAATGTTATGTATCTTACATATCTTCTGCATCATAGCATCGATGTTTTCATAATTCATTTCAGTACCGGCTTTCTTGGCCTTTAGTAATGCACGTTCTAATGCGGCAACAGCACCCGACTTTTCTTTACCCTTAGCTGTTAGTGGTTCCATCGATCCGGAATACTTACCTTCATCTAGGTTGATAGCACGTTCTCTAAAATATTGCGGATGTTGTTTGTTGAAGTTACGCATAATAATACCTGCTATTTCATGCGCTTCATTTTCTATAGGACTACCAGTATGTCCGCTTGTAGCATCTAATCTATGTTCTGTGCCTTGTTTGAAATGTACAAGCTCATGTGCTAGAGTGCGGATGATGTCTAACGGATGTCGATCTTCGATACCTACATAGATCCTGTTTTCATCATCAACATATTTGCCAAATGTAGGTTGCTGAGCATCCTCAATGTATTTTACTAGTTTTAAATCAGGTAATACATTTAATTTTAATTCTTTCATTGCCAAGGGCAGAAAGTCACGCATGATTTTTAAAAAATCATTAGATTCGGATTTATGTTCTACTAGTAAATCATTAATTTTCATATGGGAGGCCGGCCATACCGCAACCTAGTCTCGATAGCCCGTTATACAGGGCTGTAAGGATTTCTCGGACGATCTGTGCCGTCGTCGTCAGGATAGACTGGGTATTGGTTTTCATCCATATATTTACCTAGAATTCGCTTCATCCATCATCTGCTGTACATAGGGATATTTAGGAATTCTCTCGATTACACACTCTACTTCGTAAGTGCCTTCTGAATGTATTTCGCACGGAATCGTGTAATCAAACCCTAGATCATTGTCTTGACAGTGACGTAACCGCCATTCTCCCAGGGGTAAACTGTTATGTAGCTCTGTTAATAGCGTACCCGCATGATATAAACGCTTGTGATCGTCATTAAATCTGCTGGGTAAGAAGAATGTTTTTTCGTATAGTTGATAGTGCGGAACTACTATTATTAAAAAACCGCCTGGCTTTAGTACCCTAAACCACTCGTGCAGGGCTGTTGAAAAATCTTCTATGTGTTCTAAGCAGTGACTAGAATATACAGCATCTTGTGTTTTATCTTCAAAAGGCAAATGTATTCCGTCATACCCGGGATATCCTAAATCGATGCCCTTAGCATTAGGCACTATACCTAATTCTGTTTCCCATTCGCCTGATCCTCGATGTCCTATTTCAAGTATCTTGTCTCCGCTTAGATACTTGTCCATAAAGCCGCTGTAGATCTTAGCGGCATAGGTCTTTAGGCTTTCTGCGCCTACTTTACGTTTTGCATTCCACGCCATTGCTTTACCTTTTTGTTATACGAATATTTAATCGTAGAAATGCCGGCAATGCCGGCATTCTGATAGCTAAGTTAAACTATATTAATCAACTGATGCGTTGGCACCGCAAAGTTTACGTTTTGCATTTGTTAAAGCACCAAAGTCTACTGGCCATTCTTTGCCTGGAGCAAGTTCTTGTGCGTTGCCTGGCATAGCAAACTTAACACCGGCTTGTTGTTCGATCTGTGCGATTGGTAAACGGAACTTGGTCAAGTCGTTGCCTAGGTTAGGATATGGAGCAACGTGTGGGAACCACCAACCTGCTACAGCACCTGTGTTTTGATCAACTACGATCTTGTAGAAAGCGTGTGGTACAACTACACCAGCACCAATCTTCTTGTCTTGTGCATTATAAACACCGCCTGAGATAACATTGAAGTTATGACCGCCTTGGAATGCCCAACCACGTACTGAAGTTTCTAACAACTTCCAAATACCGCGATTCAATGAACCAGCTTGTGGGCTCATGTTAGTCATCAAGAATGATTCATATTCAACTTGTTGATCCCATGATTGGTCACCGTCTGGAGCCATGTGGCCTTTGTCGTAACCTGTACCTGCGTAGTCACCTGGAACAGCACCACCTTGGATGCTTTGGTCAGCTACGAAAGCGTTTGAACGAGCTACACAACCTAGTGCGTGACCCGGTGTTAGTGTCCACATAACGAAACGTGGTAGTTTTGCTGGAGCATCATATCCAACTAGATATGCTTCGCGGCAAATTGGTTGTACTGCGCCCTGTACTTGTGGTAAGCCATATGGTGCGTGGACAGCACATTGTTGTACTGTACCCGGAGCACGTTGAGTCCAAGCAAGAGCTTGTGTGCTGGCTAGGGCTGTTAAGGCTAAGAATAAGCCTGCTAATAGTTTTTTCATTATATCTCCTTTAGATATGTTTATCGATTCCGCGGCTTTGAACACCGCCTTTCTTACGTTTTGTACTTAGTTCTTCTATACCGTGACGGATTTGTTCTAGGTTTTGTTCTAAGCCCATCATCATGCCGCCTTTAGCGTCACGACAAATACTTTGCCAAACTAACAGGTCATTTGATTCTGCTCGTTTGGCTAGATCTTGTAGTTGCCCTCTAGCTTGTGCTATACGGCTTTTTAGTTCCATAGGGTTGGCTTTTTGATGTCCGTGAATCAAGGGATTGTTTGGATCATCTGTAGCCGCTATTGGAGCTTCTGTTAGTTGATGTATTCTCATAATGTTATTTACTGTTATAAACTACCGTTTCCGTAGATCCAAACACCGCTGATAGCAGTGATTGTTATACTGACGCTTTTACAAAACAACTCCCTGCTGTGTTATCCACACAAATATAAGTTACCCACATTGTAGGATGACTACAGAGATAAAATGACGTTCCTCCAACAGCGTTGTTACTGGTTGAAA